ACCACTCCGATTCCTTGGACATGATGAGCGCCTTGAGATCGTTGCAGAGGATCGCGGCAATTTGACCGGTCGGGAATGCGTTACCGGCGAAGACGGCCTCCAGGTCGATTTGCAGCAGGCTTAGAACCTTAGCGGTGTAGTGCCCTGGCTTGGTCTCCGTCAGATAGATACGGTCCTCGGTTACACCGTGGATTTTCGAGGCATGACGAAGGGCGGCGAACCGCGCCTGGTTGGTGCTGGAGCTGGAGCCAGGGAAACCAGGAGCGCGGGCGATGAATGTGTCGGCGCGTTGGCGAACGATGACGACAATTTGACCAGTGGGTGCGGTGCTCATGCTGCCACCTCCTTCGACTCCGGCCAGGTAAGGAGCAGGATGGGTTTCGGTGCGGGTGCGCGTTCGTAAACGATCTCGACCCATTGGCCGACCGGCAGGCGGCTATGATTTTTGCAGTGCCAGCGCCGCATTTCATCGTCCGATTTCGTGTAGAGTTGCACGCCGAGGGGGCGCGGATCGTTCGACGCGAGGCGGAGCTGGTAGTCGCGGCTGTTGCCCTCGTCGTCGTAGCGCGAGACTTGGAGAAAGCGGATTCGGCCGCCGTCTGGATTGGGCACCCAGGCTCGGAGAACGGGTGCGAAGAACGAAGCGCGACGGCGCTTTTTATCGGGGACCGGCAGCGTGTTCAGGAACCGGTTAAACGCGGCCTCGATGTCGCCCTTGGTTTTGCGTGTGGCGCTCATGTTACGCGGCCTCCTCGGCGGGGATTTCTTCGAGTTTGCGGAAAAGCGCGTTGGCGTTGAGGACGTGGTTCCACGTCATGGCGCGGTTTTCTTTGGTGGCCTTGCGAGAGGCGGCGGTGAGCGTGGTGAGCCACACGCCGAGACCGTGCTCACGCACGATGTGGTTCTGGAGTTCGCGGGCTTCGCCGGTGGCGGCGGTCAATTCATAGTGGCGGGCGAAGGCGTTGAGATCGGCGGTCTTCGGAATATGGGGCAACTGGCGGCGCAGGAGGCAGCGGCGGTTGAACTGGTTCAGGAACTTCGCTAGCGAGAGATCTTCCATCTGCTCGCGGAAAACATTGGTGCCGCAAAGGACGACGCCGCAGCCGGTGTTGTCGTGGATGGCTCGGATGAAATCCATCGTCTTGAGGGAGCTGCCGCCGTAGGTGCGGGCCTGTAAGGCGCGAGAGGCTTCGTCTACGATGAGAAGATTGTTTGGCCCGAGACCCTTGAAGATCTTGAGCATGGTGTTGTCGCTGCGGTTCTCGGCCGTGAACCGCATTTTGGCGGCGAGCGCCGCGAGGAAGTTGGAGAGCGAACCACCAGGCGGCATCTCGACATACACCGTCTCCCCGTGGTTGTGGTCCTTGGCGTATTTTTTGAGCGCGGCGGTTTTGCCCACCTGCGATTCGCCGTAGATGAAGACAACTTTCTGGTAGTTGAGCGCGGCCTGGCAGCACTCCTCGATCTCGGTATAGAGCGAGGTTTTGATGTAGGGGGCTTTTTTCAGCTCGGCGCGGTCCTCGGTGATCTTGCGGAAGCGGACGATGGACTTGGTCACAGCCGCGAGGTCGCCCTCATATTTGCCGTGAAACACTTTCGAGATCGTGCCGGCGTCGTAGCTGATTTCCTTGGCGACCTCGGCGAGCGAGAGTTCGTTGTCGTAGTAGTGGCCGTGGAGCCAGCGGATCGCGAGTTGCTGCTCTTCCGGCAGCTCCTTGGTGACTTCAAAAACTTTGTAGCCAGGGACGCGGCTGGACTGGCGCTCGGTGAGGCCGGCCTCGGCGGAGTTGAGTGCGGGGAGATGATCTGTGTTTGCGGTCATAGTCGTGGACTGGTTTTGGGTTAGAGGTAGCTGGCCAGGGTATCGTCCTGGCCGGCTGTGTTTGCGGAGCCGGTCGTTCCCGTTGACGCGGGGGCGGCCGGTTTCTCTTCGTTGCTGAGAAAGTCGTTGGTGTCTTCGGCGGTGAGCTTCGCCGCGCGGGCCTGCACGCGTCGTGCAAGCGCCTTTTTCTCACGTTGCACGATGGCCTCGGCCTGCTTGGCGTTGCCGATCCGTGCCGCGAGGTTCGCGCCCGTGCCGGTGACGGGGTTGCCGTCCGGCGTCGCAGGCACTTCGCGGTTGAGCGATTGCTTGAGGCTTAGGACGGCCGGCGCGGTCTCGGCCTTGATCGCGTCGTTGTGCCCGCGCATCGCGACCAGGCGGTCGTTCTCCGCGACGTGGAGCGGGCGCTCGGCGACGGTGGCGCGCACTTCCGCGTAGAGCTTGGCCAGCTCGCGCTCCGCCGTGGTGACGGCGTCCGAGTCGGTGATGTCCACCGCGCCCCAGCGCTTCACCTCGCCCAGGTATGAACCGTTCATGCGGGCGACGTGGGCGATGCGGGCATCGGCAGGATCAAAGTAGACGAGGCACTCGGTGTTGTCGGCGAGCGTCTCGGCCAGTTCGCCGCGCGGCGGGATGACCCATGTGTATCCCTGCCCGTTGTGCGCGAAGGTGAGTTTGAAGCCCGAGCGCTTCGCTTTTTTGGGCGTGAGCAGTAGTAGCATGAGCACGTAGGGCTCGACGCCGTTGCGCTGCACATGGGGGTAGAGGCGGTCCCAACGCTCACGGGGCGATTCCTTGCGCGGGCTCAGGATTTCGTAGTCAGGGAACTGGCGGGCCACGGTGCTGTTGAGTTCGGCCAGCGGGCGCGGTGCCTCGCTCGGGTGGGCGCGCCATTCCTGAATCTCATCGAAGCCAAGGAGGTCGTGGTCGGTGCGTCCTTCGATCCAGGAAAAGATTTTGAGGTAGAGGTCGCACAGCTCCTCGGGAGAGGAGAAAGGGAGGATGACGCGCTCGACCTGTTCATCGGTAAGGTTGGCGTCCTTGTTGCCGGTGCCGAGGAGTCGCTCGGTGTAGCGCTTTTTCTCTTCGAGGTCGGCGGGCTTGTGGATGTAGTTGCGCCCCTTGTTGCCCTGCACGACGCCGGCCGCGACGTTGTGCAACAGGTTGAAGAACGATTCGATCCAGCCCTTGAGCCAGGGTTTGCCGCCCGTCTCGTTGAAGCCGCCCGCGAGGGTCTTGTGGTCGAGGGTGGTGGTGCGGGTGATTGATACGCGACCGCCGAAGAGATTGAGGAAAGTGGTTTCGAGTTCGGCGGTGATCGCGGCGGCGGCTTTTTCGCACAGGATCGTCATGCCGTGCGCGGGCACGCCGTGATCCTTGAGCATCTGGTAGAGAAGCACGCGCACCTCGGCGCGGGTGATCGCCTGCTGCTTGCCTTCGTCGTCGGTGAGGCGGGGCTTCATCACCATCCCGATGATGCGGCGGGTGGCGACGTCCATCGCGGCGATGCCCACCATGCGGCACAGCTTGCGCTGGCCGCGCACGACGCACTCCTGGTCGCACTCGAAGTCGTCGATCACGACGAGCTGGAGAGGCAGCAGGCGAGACGGGTCGCGCATCATCGTGAGCAGGTGGGCGCGGGCGGCGGCGACGCCGCGTGTCTTGAGGGCGCGTTGCGCCTTGGTGGGTTGCAGGGTGTAGAGGTTGCTCTTGCCCCACCCGTCCGGCGTGCGCTGGCACGAGAGCGGGATGTCGCGTTCGGGCCACATCGAGAAATGCCACTCCCGCCAAGTGCCGAAGCCTGGGATCGACTCGCCGGCATACCAGGCGCGGATCAGGGCGTTGCGGGCCTGGGCGATGGAGCGGCCGTTGTTTTCGCAGAGAGCGCGGAAGTGCTGGATGAACTCACGCGGGAGCGGGTCTTTGCCCGAGTTGTAGTTGCGCTTGAGGCCGACCCAGCCGTGTTCCTTCCACCGGTAGTAGAGATTGGTGAGCGTGGCGCGGGACCAGCCAGGGACGTTGCGCAGTTGGAAGGCGAGCGTGGCCGACATCTGCGTGACGCCCTCTTTTTCCATTTTGGCGATGTAGATCAGCGCCTGCTTGATGCGCTCCTGGTCGGCGATGGGCAGGGTGGTGAACGCCGCCATGTCGTCGTGCGGGATCGCGTAGCGGCCGGTGGGGAACGCGATCAACTCGGCGCTGGAGACGGGCGCGATTTCGAGGGCGGGAGCGGCGGTGGTGGCGAGTGCGGGGGACATGGCGGGTTTGGCGAGGCGGGCGGTTGATCGGTTACGCTTTGGCTTTGCGAAGGGCGTCGAGGCGTTCGTCGGTGAGCTTGTTGGCTTCGATCAGCTCGGCCTTGAGCTTTTCGAGCTGGGCGGGATCGCTGAGGAGCTGGAGTTGTTCGGGCTCGGTAAGGCTGGCACGGATACGCTGCACGCTGTTCCACGTCTCCTCCCATGCCTGCTCGCGGGCTTGGGTGAATTTCTGGTCGTCAGTCAATCCGCCGTCCTCGTTCTCAGTTTCCCCGCTCGTTAGTTCCTTGTGGAGATTCACTCCCTTGATGCGAAATTTGATCAGCAGCTCGGTGAGGGAGTTGCCATCGATGAACTTTTCGAGGGCGGCATGCAGGATTTTGTTCGCAGCTTTATTGCCATCGAGTGCCGCGATGATGTCGCTCTGTTTGAGTCCGGCTTTTTCCACGAACTGGCCGGAGAGTCGCATGTAGTAGCTCGCGTTGGTGGTGGCGGTGCCGCCGGTCCATTCCATCGCCTTGGCCAGTTCCATTTGGATGAACTTCCCGAACTCGCCGTGCGCGGCCGAGGCCTTGACGCGGTGGAGGTTCAGGCCGGCGATGATGGCACCGGCGGCGGTCTGCGCTTCGAGGCGGGCGACGGCTGAAACCTGTTTGATTGTCGTGGCCTTGAGTTTCTTGGTCGCGCTGGCGGTCACGCGAAACGTGGAACAGGAAACGAGGGCGAGAGTGATTTTGGCGGGCTTGGACATGAAGAGGGTTATGGGTTGGTGCGAAGGCTGGTTTTGAGCGCTTCGATCAGTTCGATGCGGGTGGTCACGGGTAGCTCGCGCAGGAAGCGCATGCGGAAATCGACGGGGCCGGTGAGCTTCGAGAGCACGTAGGCGCGGTAGCACTCGACGGGGACGCGGGCGGCGCGGCGCTTGGCCAGCTTGCTCTTGAGGTCGAGGGTGGTGAGCGCGCCCGAGTCGATCTCGTTGAGGAGGTGTTGCACCGTGCAGCCGAGTTTCCCCGCGATCTCATCCAAGCGGAGCGATGTGCGCTCCGGCGGGAAATCGAGACTGGCGAAGAATTGGAGCTGCTCGGACATGAATTTAGAGGTCCGAGCCTTCCGAGGCGAAGTTGATGACGCGTTGACCGCAGCGAGCTTCTGCGGCCTCCAGATCGTCGGCACATTGGTGAAAGTGCGCGGCGAGGTTCTCGCTGGAGGTGACCTTAGCGAAGGCACGATAAAGCTGAATGCGCGCCTCAATAGTAAGGCGGGCGTCCGCTTCGTGAACGAAAGACACGACGCGCTTAGCGGCAGTGATCACTTCATCACCTCCTCACGGATTGCGCGGGCAACGGGGCCGCTGCGCCGGTTCTTAAGGGCGCTGTAAACGGTTCCCGCACTCCGTCCCGAGCTGCGAATGTAGGCTGCTATGGTGCCGTGCTCACGAATGACAGCGGCCTTCAGCTCGTTGGGCGGGGTTTTCTTTTTGGGCTTGTGTGCGGAGCGCATGTAGTGCGAAAGTGTCGCAAATTTGTTACGGAGAAATCGCAATTGCAAGATACAAATCGCAAGTTTTTCGATGATTTCGCATCTCGCATAAAGTTTATGCGGGAGAAGCGGGGTCTGGGGTTGGCAGCGCTTTCGGGCGGAGCCGCATCAACGGCAAAGAGCTGGGAGGCTGGGAGTAGGCCTCGCCCCTCTCAGTGGGACGAAATAGCCGGACGCTTAAGTTTAAGCGTGAGTTTTGTTTTTTTAGGCAAGCCGGTCGCCGCTCAGGATTACGATTTTATCGCAAAATTTGCGGATGAAATCGAAGGCGCTGATTCGATTTTATCACGCCGCCCATCGGTTGCTGGAGAATATAGCAAAGACCAATCCCCTGAGGGGGACGAATCTATGCTCCAAGTGCTGATACGTCAGAAGGTGGAGGAGTCGATACGTGCGGCGGCCGGTGATCGCGTTAAGCTGGGCTGGCTCTTGTCGCAGATCAACGAGCACACCCGCCCCCAAACTCACTGGGCAGATAACGAGGCTCGCGCCAAACTCGATGCACTTAAGGCGAGGGCGGCCGCAGAGGCAGCTTCTGAGGCGGGGGCTGATGTGGTCGGCGAAGATCGTCAGCGTAAAATCTCATGATGCGCGCGATTTCGTCTATTTTGTGTCGGAGCGCAGCCACTTCGCTGCGCAGTAGCTCGTTATCAGCAATCAGCGCCTCATTCTCTACCTTCATGTCCTGGGCAAAACGGAACACTAGCTGTCCGTCTGCATGGGGGTGTTTAGATCTTGGGTGTCTGGGGGCGGGCACTCGCCGCCATTAATCTGCATCGAGCGGAATTTTTGAAACATGGAAACGAACCACGCGCTTAATTTTATGGATTCAGAGTATCTAAAACAGACACTTAAGACGGGTGGCGCGTCCAACCGGCTCCACCTTGCGTGCAGCCGTGGCTTCATCCTTAGGCAGCATCACTGTTTCACCTGGCATCCCTGCTTACGTTATGGCGCGGGCCAAGCAGCTCGGCTTTACCACCCGCAGCGCCTTCATCGGTGCGCTCCTGCACACTTACCTCAATGGCAAATTTACGCCTTTACCCGTGGTGGAGAGCCCTTCGCGTGTCGTGAAAGTGCGCATGCAGATTTCGGTTTCTCGCGCTCAACGAAAAGCGGCAACCAAGGCGGCGGCTGGATCGAATCTTTCTCTCAGCGAACTCGTCGAGTCGCTCGTCATCTACGATGCGGATCGCGAGGAAGAATCGCTCGTGATTGCTCCACTACGCGGAACTGAAAAGCCCCTGCTTAAATTGCCCAAATGAAAACATTACTCACTTTATTCATAACTGTCCTGATAAGCGGCTCGGCGCTCGGGGCCGATGCATTAGATAAAATCGTAACGAGATCCTTGCCATCTATCAGAGGAGTGTCTGGGCCTCAGACTAACGAACTTTATGCATTGGTGGCAGGGGCTGAGCCTGGAATCACAGCTCGTGATCTCCTCGTTGCCTACACGAGCAAAGATGCAAAGCTAATAAGATTCGTTCTGGCTTGGTTAAACAAGGATGGCATCGGCACGGCAGTGGGAGCTGCTTTGGAAAAGATCGCTGCCGACGCAATCAAGGCCAAGGACGTCAATGCTCCGATCTATACGCGTGCTGTTGAGAAATTCTCACAGCAACTAAAAGACACTTCGGTTCGGCAGGATTCCCAGGAAGCCGTTACCGCCGCTCTCAAGCTCCTGTCACCGCCAGCTAAATAATAGCCGTTATCTCACGCCCCGATCTCTAGAGATCGGGGCTTTTTTGTGCCCGTTTTCCCTGCCTCCAAATCTTAACCTGGTTAAGTTTTCCGCAATGGACACAACGGAGACAACCGGGCCAAAGACGGTCGCGGGGGTTTAATTTATCGTGGGGGCGTGAAATCCACGAGCCCGTCACCCAGCTCCCCAGCCCTACCACAAAATCCCGCCGCCGCAAGGCCGGCGCGTTCCCGCCAGCGTGGTGACGGCGGTGTCATCGCCATTCTCTTTCTTGCCGGCCTCGCGGTCTCCGGTGTCGTCGGCTACTTCGCCGGGCACAAGACCAGCGGCAAGCCCACGGCCGAGGGCAAGGAGGTCGCCCACCTCCAGGACAAGCTAGACGCGACCGCCGCCAAGGTTGGCCAGGAGAATGCCGCGCAGATCAAAGTCGGCCAGCAGCTCGCCGCCGCCACCACCGCCGCGCTCGCTGCCGCCGGTCCCGAGGCCAAGGCCGATCCCGCCGTGCAACTGGCCGGCAAGACCGCTGCACGCGCCGACAACGCCCTTGCACTCGGTGCCGGTGCGCTCACCCCCGAGCAAGTCGAGTGGGTTGCCCGTCTGGTTGCCGATGCCACCGCCCCCGAGGTCGCCCGCCGTGCCGCCGCCGAGGCCGCGCTCCAGGGCAAATCTGCCGATCTCCAGCAATCCGTCGAGCGAGAGGGCAAGCTCGCCGCCCGCATCGAAACCCTCACCGGTGAAAAGCGCACGGCCGACCAGAAGCTCATCGAGCACGACGCGAGCGCCTCGGCCTACCGTGCCACCGTGCGCCTCTGGCTGTTCGTGATCGTCGGCGGCTGGGTGTTCGTCTCGTTCGTTCTCCCGCTCCTGGTCAAGTCGTTCCCCGCGCTCGGCGGCATCGCCACCGCCGCGCACGCCGTGGTCGGCGGGCTGTGGGCCAAGACGCTCGCCGAGACCAAGGCACTCGCCCGAGACGCCAGCGGTGCGCTGCACAATGTGCTCAAGGTCGGTGCCGATAGCGCCGCCGCCAAAGCCATGCAGGCCGAGGCCGCGCAGTGGATCACGCCAGCTGATGGCACCGACACCCGTTACCAGCAGGCGCTGAAGGACGCCAATGTGCTCTGATGTTTCCCACGCTCTTTCTCGCCGAAGCTCCGCCCCAGCAACTCGCCTCCTGGTTGGAGGTCGCGTTCTACCTGATCGCCGGCGCGGCCTCCGTCATCGGTCTGCTGTGCGGCGTCAAAAGCCTTCGCGAGAAACCGGCCGAGACGCCGCAACCCCTCATCGTGCAAGGGCACGTTTCGTTCACGCCGCTCGAAGATCACCAGGAACTGGCGGCCGAGTTGAAGGCGTTCGTGGCGTCAGTCGACAAGCGCTTTAGCGACCAGGCAATGGCCTCGTCGGCATCACGGGATAAAATCTACGGCCTCATCCGCGTGCAGGGCGAAAAGCTCCAGCTGGAGGTGAAGAACGATCTCGGCGGAGTGCAGCGCCTACTCACGGACCTCTTCACGGCCGTCGGCCAATTGAAGGGCGAAATCAAACACCTCTCACCCAAAAAATGAGCCGCAACGAACGCCAGCACACTCTCGACCGCGCCGTCATCTCCGTCCTCCGCCAAGTCAGCGGCCGCGCCGTTCCCGAGGCCGCCCTCATTTCCGCCGTGGAGATTAAGACCGATTGGCTCGCGCCCACGCGGGCCGAGATCGAGGACGCGATCCGTCATGCCGAGCGTGAGGCTCGCATCTTGGGTGCATCTTTGGAGACCGGAAAAAAATACAAGCTCACCGGCGACGGTGAACTCTGGGCGCTGGAGGTGCGGCTGTGATCGAGCTTATCCGCAATCCGTTCACGCGCCTTCTGGTCGCGGCCATCGCCGCCACCACCGTCTTCCTGGTGGCGCAATGCCACCGCACCACTTTCGCGTCAGCCGCAGACGGAAGCCCCGAGGGGCGCGCCAACAGCACCGTAGTCCCTGCACGCGATTCTTTTTCCGCCGCCCGATAATGCGCCGCGACATCGACACCTCCGACACCAAGGCACGCGGCGACGCGGTCCTCAAGAACCTGCCCGACGCGCTCCAGGAACGCATCTGGCAGTTCCTGCGCAAAAACACCCAGGCCAAAACGCTGGCGTGGTTGCAGGAGGAGCATGGCATTCAACTAAAGAGCGGTGCCACCCTCACCGAGTTCTTCGACTGGTATCCGCGTTCTTGCATGCTGCGCACCGCCGCGAGCGTCTCCGATCAACTGGAGGCCACGCTCAAGAAGATGCCGCAGATGAAGGAGGCCGCGAAGAACGCCGCCGAGGTCGCCCAGGTTAACTTTGAGATCATGGCCGCGCAGGATCGCGACCCCGCGCTTTTCGCCGCCCTGCGCAAAGGCGAGTTGGAAAAGGACCGCCTGCGCCTGGAGCGCGAAAAGTTCGAGTGGACGAAGAAGACCGACATCGAGCGCGGCCTCGATGCGCTCTTCGAGGAGATCAAAGACAACCCCGAGGCCGTCGCGCACTACAAGGCGATGAAGGCCGCGCTCACGAAAGGGAAACACTCGTGAACCGCCGCGCCCCCAAGGCTCCCGTGTCTGCGCTCGCGTCACTCGACGCGCGTCTGGATGAGCAGGCCGTGTCCGTCGCGCGTTGCGATGCGAAGAGCTTCCGTGATTTCCTCGACCGTTACGCCCGTGTCGTCGCCAAAAAGGGCGGCTCGTTACCTTATAGCTTTGACGGCCGCGAGGCCCTGATCGGCATCGTCGACCGCATTGACGAGATTCTTGGTTCGCACACTGGCAAGCCGCTTGCCGACGCCGTTCTGGCGATCTGCGGTGGAGCGCAGTGGGGCAAATCGATCCTCGGTCTGCTCTTCTCTGCCTATGTGACCGGCAGGCTTTTCCAGCGCCTGCATTACTACCTCCCCGACGCCGATCTGGTCGAGGGCGTGGTCGACGGCAAGTTCCGTCCCGAGGTCATCGACCTGATGCCCTGGTATGCTGAGATGATGCAACTCGGCAAGTCGGTGACCGAGTCCGGCAAGGCCGTGAACCGCAAGGGCGCGTTCATGGTGACCGACGGCAAAGGCACCGGCCTCGGCATGTTCCGTGGTCTTAATAAGAAAGTGCCCACCACGTTCTCCGCCGACGTGGTCATCCAGGACGAGAAAGACGACATCTCCGCCGACAAAGCCAAGTATCTCTCCGGCCGCATGACTTCCAGCGATCAGCGTTTCTCGCTGATCATCGGCACACAGCGCATCGCCGGTGCCGGCCAGAATGCTGAGTTTGAGGCGGGCACGCAGGAAGTGTGGGAGTTGATCGACCCTGAGACCGGCGAAGGCTTCTGCGCCGAGGAATACTGGCCGGAGATTTGCCGCGTTGCCCTCGATGGCGCTCCTCGTCGCGACGATCCGCGCCTCACATATGAAGGCGTTTTCAAGCGCGCCGGCTCCAATGATGTCACCGCCGAGTTTGACCACGAAGCGCATTACTACCTCGCCAACCCCACGACCGGCTCGCCGCTGAATCGCCGCATAGGCCGCTGGGTGTGCCGTCGTCCCGACCGCGTGAAGGAGCGCAAGTTCTCGATGCGGGTGTCGCAGTTCGGCATCGACGCCATCGCGCTTGTGCAAGTCGTCGCCCATTGGCGCGACGCCGTCGCCGATCCGGCGCAGATGATCACGTTCAACTGCGACCGCCGCGCCATGCCTGCGAGCACGATGCAGCAGCTCGACCAGGCGATCATTGACCGCTCTCGCGTCACTGCCCGATTCCCCCTCTCTCAACGTCCGACCCCTGGAACGGTTCGCTATGGCGGCCTCGATACCGGCGACCGTTGCTGGTTCACGAGCCGCGAGATCCACAGTCCTCTCGAAAAGCGCGTCACGTATTCGGAGCAGATCTCCCTCGGTCGCGTGAAGGCGCGGGCGGTGGAGCTGTTCACGCACATGGATCTGTCGTGCCTTTTCATCGACGCACGGCCGGCGGCCGAAGAGGCGCGTCACATCACCTGGGCGATTCACGGCCTGCTTGATTACAAGTGGCCGCAGATCGTGGAGCCGGAAAAGGCGTTCATTCAGTTTCCGGGGGATCTCGCATGGGATGGCCCGAACCAATGCTGGAAGGGCCTGCGCGCCTCCGTCGTGGAGTTCGCGCTCAAGGACGGACAAGGCGTGCGTCACAAGCTCGGCGTCACCCAGGACGGGAAATTTTACCCGATCATCCAGTGTAACCGCGACGAATCGATCCAGGGCGTCATCAACGAACTGCTCACCATTAAAGAGGGGCTCGTCCATGTCGTGGACGGCAAGGCGCGCGACCTGCCCATTCTGCGCACGCCCGAAGTGGTGCCGGGGTCGCCGCCCGCCGCCGAGGTGCTCGGTCGCCATCTGCTGGCCGGCTCGAAGAAGATCCGCAACGAGAAGACCGGCGAAGAGAACTTCGTCGATAAGATCGAGAACCACTACCTGCTCGCCTGCGTTTACGCCCGCCTGGCTGAGAACATCGGCGGGGGCGCAGGCAAGACCACGTCTTCCGGCCGCTTTGGCCGTGCCCGATCCGGCCGCGCCGGCCGCGCAGCCCGCGCAATCGCCAACCGCCGCAACCGTTCAACCTGATGAATCAAACACGCCGAGAAACCGCTTTAAACGCGTTTGGGGGGTATAACCCTGCGCAGGATGCGTCCAGACGCGCCAAAAACGCCGTGCAAGGCCAATGCAAGGCCTCCAAATTTGCCGGTCAGACCCGTCTTTGGGGTCAGGGAGGTGCGCTTTGAACCTCGCCCGCATGGCTCAGGTGGACAAATGGCGCGCCGCCTACAATGCGCTTCGAGCCCTCACAGTCGACCGCGCCGTGTCCCTTTTGGAGAGCGCCGAGGGCGGTCAATACGCCGACCTCATGTGGACTTATCGCATGCTGGAGAAGCGCGAGGCGACCCTGCGCGGCCTCAAGCGCCTGCGCCTCGCCGCCCTCGGAAAGCTCGACTGGAACATCAAGCGGGCCGACGACTCCGCAGCCGCCAAGGCGCAGGCGGATTACCTGCGCGCCTGCTACGACCGGATCACCAATCTCAAGAAAGCCATCCGGTTTCTTGCCCTCGCCGAGTTCCGCGGGTTCGCCCACCTGGAAAAGGTCTATGAGGGCGACAACCCGCGCCTGGGCATCATCAAGCTGGATCTTGTCGACCAGTGGCATTGGGTGCGCGACGGCCTCTACGGCGCTTGGGAGTATAACGCCAAGGCGACGCAGGTCAGCCGGGGCATGGCCATCGATGCGCGGCACTTCGTCATCCGTGAAGTCGAAGACCCCATCAATGAAATCGCCTTCTTCTGCTGGCTGCGGAAAAACCTCTCCCAGAAAGATTGGGACGCCTTCGTCGAAACCTACGGCCTCCCACCGGCCTTCATCGAGATGCCGGCCAACGTGCCGGCCGGCAAAGAGGACGAATACCAGGAGATGGCCGAAGCCATCATCGGCGACATGCGCGGCGTGCTTCCCAGCGGCGCGAAGGTGGTCACCGTCGCCGACGGCGCACGCGGCACGAACCCTTTCCGCGAACATCTCAACTACCAGGACGAGCAACTCGTCCTAGCCGGCACCTCCGGCAAGTTGACGATGCTCACCGCGCCGGCCGGCCTCGATGGCGGTAGCCAGGGCGACGCGCACCAGGACACGTTCGATTCGTTGGCGCTCTCCGAGGCCGCCGAGATTTCCGAGATCTTCCAGGAGCAGCTCGACAAGGCGATGCTCGCGGCCCGCTTCCCTGGTCAACCCGTTCTCGCTTACTTTGAACTCGCGGCCGAGGACAAGGCCGACGTCGGGCAGATGCTCGATCACGCCGTGAAGGCGAAGAATGCCGGCCTCCAGGTCGATGCGGCCGAGTTCTCTGAAAAGACCGGCTATAAGCTCACGCCCGCTCCGGTAGCACCTGCGTTTCCGGCGGCTGCATCGGCCGTGACCCTCAACCGTCGCACGGCCGAGCCGGTGTCGTGGTGGCGCTCCTTCTTCCGCCTCGATCCAGCGACCGCTCGTGCCGACCTGTTCAACGAAGCAGCCATCCGCGCCCTCACCAAGGCGCAGGTGAAGGCGTTTCAACCCTTCATCGTGCGCGGCCTCGCCGTGCTCAACGAGACCGATGACGCCAAGTTCGACGCCGCGCTGGCCAAGCTGCGCGACGATCTGCCGACCATCGCCAAAGAGATCCTCTCCAAAGACACGACGGGCGAACTCGCCGCCGTGTGGGAGTCGATCCTCGGCCCTGGGCTCATCTCCGGCGCGGCCGAAGCGGCGAAGCGCCAGGCCGCACTCACCCGCAACCGCAACGTGCGCGGCCTCCTCACCTGGGCGCGCTCACTTTTCCGCAAATGAAATCCAACCTCTTAATCGTAGGCCTCGGCCAATCACTCGCCATCTCCCTCAATCGCGCCGCCGGTGCGTCCGCCGGCTTCACGCTCCCGGCCGATTGCTGGTTCCAAATCGGCAAGGTGGGGGAGATGGACAAGGAGCTGGAGATGCCCGGCGGGCAAAAGGTAATCGTGCGCCAGGTCGTCAATGCGGACGACCTCGCGGTGATCGCCAACCGCTTCAAGGAGTGGGCGGCCGAGCCCGGCTTCGACGGTCTCCTGGTCGACTTCGATCACTTCAGCGCCGACCAGAGCAAGGAGACACGCGCCGCCGCATGGATCATGAACGCGGAGCGCCGCAACGACATCGAGCTATGGGGCCAGTTGCGTCTCACGACCAGCGGCAAGGCGGCGCTGGAGGGCGGGGATTATCGGCACTTCTCCCCCGTGCTCGGCTTCCAGCCGAAGGCCTACAACCGGGGCGAGGTCGCCCATCCCGGTGCGCTCCTCGGCGGGGCGTTCACCAACCAACCCACTTTCAGGGGCATGCTGCCTCTGTCCAACCGCGCAGATCCCACCCTCCCGATTCCCACCATGAATAAAACATTAGTCCTCCAATTGCTCGCCGCCCTCGGCAGCACCCTCGCGGCCGACGCCGCTCCCGAAGCCATCGACTCCGCCCTCACCACCGCCATTGAAAAGGCGAAGGGTGCGGGTGCCGAAATGGCCGAAACCAAGAACCGCCTCACGAAGCTCCTCGATGCCGAGATCCAGCGCGATCTCGACGCCGCCGGTCTCCAGGGCACTGAACGCACCAAGTGGCAAATCGCCCTCACGAAGAACCGTGAAGAGGCGCTGCCGCTTCTCGAATCCCTCGGTAAGCCCGGCGACGGCTACGCCCGCACCCATAATCGCGGCACTGCCGGCACGCCCGCCGCCCAAAAGGATGCCACTGCCAAGGCCACCCAGGCCGAAGCCGCCATCCAGGATTACAAGACCCTCAACCGCTGCTCCTACGAGCAAGCCGAGTCGGTGGTGCGTCGCACCAAGTCCGAACTCTTCCTCGCCTGATTTCACGTCTGCAACGCAACCCACACCACCTCCCACCATGATCGTTAACGAACGGGCAATCCTCGCCCTCACTCCCAACGCGGACCACACCGACAAAGAAGGCTTCTTCATCGAGCTTTCGTCTGGTGCCGCTTCTATCGTCAATTCCGCCGCCGATCTGCCTTACGGGCTTATACTCGATGGTGAAACCACCAACGGCAAAGACACCATCGCACTGTGCGCGGCGTTCTCCGGCATTGTCACCGTCAAGGTGACGGACACTGCGCCTGGCACCATCGCGGCCGGCGTCATCGGAACCGTCAAGAGCGACGGCACGGTGCAAGCCGACGCCGGCTCCGGCGCGCGTGTCCAGGTCTGCCAATTCCTCGAAGCCGGCGTGGCCAACGAATTGGTCAAAGCCGTCCTCCTCCGTCCGGTCGCCCTCAGCTAACCCGCGACCGTTTAACCGCTCAGTAAACACCTTCATTTCCCACCATGTCTCTTCGTAATAACGCCAACTACAACGGCCGCCTGACCAACTACGCGGTCGGCATCGCCCAAGATACCGCCTCGGCCATCGCCGAGTTCATTTGCCCGACCGTCAAGGTTCCCCAGGCCAACGGTCAGTTCAAAAAGTTCGACGACAAAAATTCGTTCCAGGTCTACGAGACCGCGCGCGCCCTCGGCACCCAGCCTAACCGCATCAAGATGGAGTCCACGGACCCCTACTATAACTGCAAACCCCAGGGCTTGCAGATCACGGTGGATGACGCCGAGAAAGAGGCCGCCGGTCCCGACGTGCAGCTCTTGGAAAACTCCAAGATCAAGACCCTCGTCACCACGACCAACCTTTCCCACGAGGACAAGGTGCTTGCGATGGTTAAGGCCAACGTCACTGCCGTGGGTGGTGTCGGTGTGTGGAGCAACCCTGCCAACGACCCTGTCGCGGACATCGATGCACAGATCCTGGCGATCTCGATTGCAACCGGCCAGATGCCCAACCGCATCGTGTTCGGCATCGGAGCCTGGAGCGTTTTCCGCAACCACGCCCTGGTCAAAGCCCGCCAGCCCGGTGCGGAATTGATCGGCCTCACGCTCGCCCAGGCGGCCGCGATGCTCCTCAACCCCGCCATCGAGATCAAGGTCGGCGTCCTCTCCAAGGACACCACCAAGTTCGGTGCCGCCAAGAACGCCGTGAACATCGTCGGTGCCGAAGTGTTCATCTTCTTCGCCTCCGCCAACCCCACGCAATACGACCCGTCGTTTGCGAAGTGCTTCACGACCCTGCGCGGCAGCGTGGACAGCGTCCTCACCCATCGCGAGGAGCCCATCATGGACGTGCACTCCGTCCTTTGGAGCGAAGACCCCCAGGTCGTCTCCACGGCCTGCGGCAAGCGCATCACGCTGAGTTAACCCGACCACGCCACGCGCATTGTTGTTTCTTCCAGCTCCCGAGGACGGCCTCGGGAGCTTCTGTGAAACCACGACCATGAATCATTCCACCACCTACACAGCCAAGATTGCCGACCGCTTCGGTAATTCCGTCGAGATCACGGTGTGCTCCGCTCTCCCTGAATCAGAGTTGATCATGAAGGCGGCCGAGTCCTCGGCGACTCGCCTCATGGATGTGGTGCGCAAGCCCAACTCCACCACGCACGTCACCAGCAACACCTGACGCCCATGAGCTGGATCACGCTCACCGAAGCCCACATCGCCGATGGCGTAAACGGCCCCGTGCTCATCGCCGCTCGCACGGCCGCCAAGGCAACCAACCAGCCGGACCCGCTGCCGACTGAACTCGCTCGCGTCACCCGCAATGTGCGCAGCCGTGTCGCCGCTTGCGCCAAGAATACGCTTGGACCGGCCGGCATGATTCCCGACGAGGCCGAGGCAGCAGCCATCGACATCGTGGTCTACCGCCTGTGCAAGCGCGTGGGCAAAGCACTCCTCACTGATGAAAAGGTGAAGGCGAGCGACGACGCCGAGGCCTATCTGGCGGATATGGCGAGCTGCAAGGTCGCCATCGAGCAGCCGGAGGTTCCTTCGCCCGAAGTCACCGCCGCGCCGCCGTCCCCGAAGTGGAAGGCCCGCCGCCCGCAGTTCAGCCGCCGCCAGCAAGACGGCGCATAATTTTCCCATGTCCAAACCCGTCACTAAATCCGCACTCCCCAAGGCCAAGCCGGTCATCGGCTGGCCCGGTGGGAAGACGCGTCTCCTCTCCTACATTCTCCCGCTCATCCCGGCGCACCGTCGTTACATCGAGGTGTTTTTTGGTGGTGGTGCCGTCTTCTTCGCGAAGACGCCCGCCCCGGTCGAGGTAATCAACGACATCAACGGCGACCTGGTAGCCTTCATGCGCAACGCCAAGTCGCACTGCGACGAGCTGCTCAAGGAGTTGGATCTCGTCCTCAACTCCCGTCGGGAATTCGAGGACTACAAGGCCCAGCCTGGTCTCACCGAGATCCAGCGCGCCGCCCGTTGGTTCCTGCGCAATAAGCTCTCGTTCTCCGGCATGGGCCGTGACTTCGCGGTCACCAAATCCCAGCCCATGTCGTCCCGTGCGGCGCGGCTCGAAGCCATCCGCGCTCTCAGCGACCGCCTCGATAAAACCACAATCGAGGAACGTTCATGGGAGAAGATTCTCAAAACCCACGATCATGAGGAGGCGTTCTTTTTCCTCGATCCCCCGTATCTCGATGCGGGCGGTGCCTGCTACGAAGGCTGGACCGAGCAGACGCTCGCCGAGTTCGCCGATGCCGTGCAGGGGCTGAAGGGCGCCTGGATGGTCACCTTCCAGGACTGCTCGCAGATCCGCGCTCATTTCGCCGGCTGCAAGATCAAGGCCATCGCTCGCGCCAACGGCATTAACAACACGGCCGGCAAAACCGACCGCACTTACCGCGAGGTCATCATCACGAAAGCCTGAGATAACCGCACAGTTTCATCAATGCACCTTTCCCTCGTTCTCTTTTGTCCGTCCGAGCGCTTTTACGGATTCCTTAAGTCCTACGAGGGCGACGATGTCCGCAATCGAACCGCTAAAAAAGGGGAGCAACTGCGGCTCCAGCCCGACCAACTTGGCGATAAGCAGTTTATTATGTTCAAGGGTCTGTTCTCCAGCGACACAGATGCCTCGGAAGCGATCATCAGGTTCTGCGAGACCCTGAAGGACGCGAACATCGTAGTCGTTCAAAGCCTCTGTAAGAATTTTCTTCGCGGTGTCTCGCACGGCCGATATTTCTTCTCCGGCACGATTCTGACCTGCGGCCATCAATTCGAGCGGTTGAAGGTGCAGAAGATAGTGAAACGCTGTCGTGATGGCAAAGGGGTTCGACTCGTATGCGGCATTTCCGAGCGTTTGGGGCAATCTGACGAACTCGCTCATGGCGTCGGCTTTTATGCGGTGCCATTCAAGGTAACGGGCTGCGATGAAGCCAGTGAGCAACGCCAAGGGAATCCCCAGCACAAACCACATCGCGGTTGGAATAATCACGACGCTCAACCAGTCGAAAGGGAGAGGAGTGGGGCAAGAGCAAGGGTTCATTCCCTCGCTTCTGTCAGCGCCGCTGCTGGCGTCAACCAGACCGGAGGTGTTGCGTGATCTTCACCGCGCTCATGCCGTTTGCCGAGGCGCTCGAAGCGCTGGCCGTAAAAACGCTGCTCCCCACCGAGCTGCGCACGGCCATGCTCTCGACGATCCCGGCCGAACTGCGTGCGCGCTCGATGATGTCGGCCGGGCAGACGAGTGCCGAGTTCCTCCAGCGCGCCCTGGACGGCGTCACGTCATTGGCTGAGGGCAAGAGCGACCGCGCCACCCAGCGCATGGAACTCAAGCGCCTCCTCGGCTCCCTAGGCGCTGAGGTGGACGAGACGGACCTGACCGACATCCGCAGCGATGCGCGGTTGAACCTCATCCTCGATACCAACCTCCAGCAGGCGCAGGGCTACGGCCACAAGATGCAGGGCCGGCAAAACGACATCCTGGCGGTGTATCCCGCGCAGGAGCTGGTCCGCGTCCAGGACGCCGCCGAGCCCCGTGACTGGGCGGCGCGCTGGGCGGCTGCCGGTGGCACGTTCTACGGCGGCCGCATGATTGCGCTGAAGAGCGACCCGATCTGGAAGGCGATCAATCGCTTTGGCGTCGATTACCCGCCCTTTGATTTCAACAGCGGCATGGAACTCCAGGACGTCGACCGCAAGACGGCCGTCGCTGCCGGCCTCATGAAAGACGACGACGTGATCGACGTGGAGTCTTGGCCGTCCGACAGCTTCAACGCTGACGTGCAGGCCAAGCCGGAAGTGCGTGACAGCTGGCTGCGCACCGCCCTTGCCGACAACCTGCAAGGCGTTGCTGAGTT